CGTCCGGTTGGCCGGGAGACGCTGCACCAGGTTGATGGCGTCGAACATCGGGTCGAGCTGGTCATCATGAGCGCCAGCGGGGAAAGCTGCAACCTCGCTCAGGAAGTCCGAAAGCCATGGAGCGTCCTGCGGCAGCACCACATTGCCCGAGGCAATGAACGGAGCCGCGTCGTAGCCTCGGCTGATCTTGTCCTTGCTGCGTTGCACAGCCACCACAGGGATGCCCTCGCGCCGCAGGGTCTGAATCAGGCCGGTGCCAGACACCTTGTCTTCCACGTACATGCCGCGCAGGGCAGAGCCTTGGGCCACCGGGCGCATGTCGTTCAGGTGCTTGAGCCAGAAGGCCCTGGCGTTGATCAGCAGCTCGGGAGCCTCCCATTTGCCGCGCACCTGGTCGAGCTTGACGGCCTGGCCAACGGTCGAACGCGCCCAGCACTGCAGCACCGACCAGTCGTTGTGGTCGGCGGTCTTCTGCGCCGTGTCCACGGTGATGAAGCGGAACTCGAGCTGCGGAACGCTGGCCCAATACTTGAACCACTCGGTGTTGATGATGCCTCCGCCACGGGGCGCAGGCCGCTGCTGGAGCTGTCCGGCCGTGCCATACGGGCCGAGGGTTTTCTCCAGCTCGGACACCTGGGCTTCACCAAAGCGCTCGGGGAACATCAGCTCGCCTTCCTTGGTGCGCGGGTCAGTCCAGCCGATGCTGGTGGTGCAGCGGTGCTCAGGCTCAAATCGCATCGGGATGCACAGATGCACGTAAGGCAGGCCCATGTCCTTGATGACGCCAGAAATGTCCTTCTCGTTCAGGCGCTGCATGATGACGACGATGGCCGACTTGTCGGAGTTGACGCGGGTCGGCAGCGTCTCGGTGAAGGCAATCTTGGCCGCCTCCAGCTTGGCCTGGCTGTTGGCGTTGTCGGCGCTGATCGGGTCGTCCAGGATGACGCGGTCGCCACGCACGCCGGTCATGGAGGTGAAGGCTCGGGCCTGGCGCACGCCTTTGCGGGTATTCCCGAACTCGCGCTTACCGTCCAAATCGGCCAGCAGCTCGATCGGCCAGAGCTTCTGGAACCAGTCGGACTTGATCAGATCACGGCAGCGTCGGCTGTCCCGGATGGCCAGCTGCTCTTCGTGGGCCGTGCCGACAAAGCGCATCTCGGGCATGTCCCGAGGCCCCCACTCCCAGGCTGGCCAGATCACGCCGGTCAGCAGGGACTTCATGGAGCCGGGTGGCACGTTCATCAGCAGGCGGTTGATCTCGCCCTTGGTCACGGCCTCCAAGTGCAGGCAGATAGCGTCGAGAGCCCAGCCCCACTTCAGCTCGGCAGCCGGTTCAAGCACGCGCCAGGCACGCTTGGCAAACTCGGCCAGGCTGCGCCTGCACAACTCGCGCTCGACGGCCAGCAGGTCAGCTTCCGTCAGTTGCATCTTTTGCGGCCATGATCTGCGCCAGCACCTCGGTGCCCAGCTTGGAAACGTCCAGGGTGGCCACGGCAATCGGTGCGCCGTCCTTGCCGGTCACCTCGTGGCGCTGCACATCCTTCCAGCCCATCTGGCACTTTGACCACCAGATTTGCGCGGTCGTGTCGCCTGCCATGGCTTTCTGGAAGATGCCTTTGCCGACCTGGGCGTTTGCCTTGGCCTTGCCGTTCACCAGCTCGGTCGAGAACTTTTCCCGGAGCGTGTCCACATGGATGCCGTCCCGGACAAGCGCCGCGATCTGCTCAAACGGCACGCCGTAGCCGGACAGCGCCTCCACTTGCTTGCGCTCGGCATCGGTCGGTTCAAAGGGTTTACGGCCAGCGCCAGGACGTGCGCCGCCGTTCTTTTTGGGTTCGACTGCCTCTTTTTTAGGCAGCCGGGTCGATTTTTCAGCTGTTTGCTTTGCCATTTGTAACCTCCGCGAAAGGTTCGCCAGTTTCTGCGTGAGTTGCTATTTTGCCTGTGAAATCCTGCCAACGCTTCACAATCACATCGCAATACTTCGGATCGAGTTCCATGATTCGAGCGACACGGCCGTTCTTCTCGGCTGCGATCAGGGTGGTTCCGGAGCCTCCGAAACTGTCCAGGACTTGGTCGCCACCCTTGGTGTTGTTCAGGAGCTGGTACTCGAACAAGGCCACGGGCTTCATGGTCGGGTGCTCACCGTTTCGGGAAGGCTTCTCGAACTCCAGGATAGTGGTCTGCTTGCGGTCGGCTGCCCAGAGGTGGCTGGCTCCTTCCTTCCAGCCGTACAGGCATGGCTCGTGCTTCCAGTGGTAGTCCTGGCGTCCCATGACCATGCTGGACTTCTTCCAGATCAGGCACTGGCGGACAGTCCAGCCTGCGTCCTTGGCTGCACCTCGAAAGTTGTAGCCCTCGGAATCAGCATGCCAGATGTAGAACACAGCGCCGGGCTTCATGACCGTGTCGGCTGCCGTGTAAGCATCGCGCAAGAATTGCCGGAATTGGTCGTCGCCCATCTCGTCGTTCTTGATCTTGAGCGCGTCCTTGGTCTTGCCCTCGTAGGCCACGTTGTAAGGCGGATCGGTCAGCCACATGTCGACCAGCTGCCCTTCGCAGAGCTTGGCCAGGTCGTCCATGCTGGTGCTGTCGCCGCACAGGAGGCGGTGCTTTCCCATCACCCAGATGTCGCCGGGCACGGTGCGCGGGGTTTCGGGCAGCGGTGGAGCGTCGTCGGGGTCGGTCAGGCCTTCTGTTCCGACGGGTGCCAGCAGCTCCTTGATCTCGTCCAGGTCGAAGCCGGTCAGCTCGAGGTCAAAACCGAGCTCCTGCAGGTCGGCAAATTCCACCTTGAGCATTTCAGTGTCCCAGCCGGAGTTCAGCGCCAGCCGGTTGTCGGCAATCACATAGGCGCGTTTTTGTGCGTCGGTCAGGTGCTCCAATCGGATGCATGGAACCTCGCTCATGCCCAGCTTGCGTGCAGCGAGCACTCGGCCATGTCCGGCAATGATTCCCCCCCCCCCATCAATCAGCACCGGATTCGTGAATCCGAATTCCTTGATGGATGAGGCGATCTGCGCCACCTGCGCATCGGAGTGCGTCCGGCTGTTGCGTGCGTAGGGTATCAGCGCATCGATCTGTATGGTTTCGAGCTGGTCTGGGAGTTTCATTCTGTGGGCCTTTCGATGTGAACTTCTACGAATCCGCCGACCGTCTCGCCCTTGCGGATGGTCAGCGTCCAGTGTTTGTCGTCTACCTTGAGCACGTCGGCCAGGCCATCGAGACCGGCTTTCATGCGTGCCAGGGCGTTGTCCAGGTCATACTGCCTGCGGGTTGGCGGGTAGAACGTCAGGGTCAGGTGCAGGCTGGCGGACTGGATCGGGCGTGCGCCTTGCTCCATGGCCTGCCAGAAACAGGCCTCGCGGTATTGCTTTTTGAGCTTGGCGGTTTTGGCCCAGTGGTTTCTGGCGTTTGGGGACAGGCCGGTGGGAGGCCAGGGCAGCTTGATGATCATTTCCACCTCGTCCAGATCAGCCAAGCGTACAGCGCCAGGACAGCCCACCACTGGCCAAGTGCAACAAGTGCAATGGTCAGCAGAACGGGCCACAGGGTTTCAAGCTGCTCCATTGTCGCCTTCCAGCCGGTCGGCCACCAATGTGGCGTAGCCTGCGATGTCGATCCAGTTGTCGGCATAGTTCGGGTCGCCGTTCAGGATTCTGGCCACCTTGTGCATAATCATTTCCAGGGCCTCCCGCTGGTCAGGAGCAAGGTCGCACGCTCGTTTTGCCTCAAAGACGCGAACAGTTGCCTTGAGCTGCTGTGCAATTTCGGCATGGCCATCAAAGGCCCCATACCTGCTGCCGCGCTCGGCCAGTGTTGCTTTGACGTCGGTCATTTCAGTCGCTCCAGTGTTTCGGCCAGCAGGTCGGCCTCGGTGAATCCGTAGTGCTTGGCAAAGCCCTTGGTGCCCAGGCCGTGCACGCCGGTGTTGCCTCGGTGGTGTTCCGGGCACAGCGGGATAACATCCATGTGCTTGGCACGCTGGCCCATGCCGGTGCCGTGCCTTGGGTGATGCAGCTCGGCCGGTGTAGCGCCATAGCCGAGGCGGTGGCACACAGCGCAACCCAGCTCGGCCACGCGGCTCATGTGCTTGCGTTCTGCGATTGTGGTCATTTCGCCTCTATCTTGTAATCGTGGAACACGGTGCCCAGGCTGGCATCGCCAACCTTGCAAGCCTTGACCCAGACGTTTTTTCCGCTGGCCAGCCTGCGAATGTGGCCGCGACGGTCGTGCAGCCTGGGGGATGCGTGCGTGCCGCCTTTCGATTCGCCTCTGGCGGTCTTTGGGCCGATCTTGACGGTGCGCCAGTCGTAGGTCGGCGTTTTGCCTGCAGCGATTTTGCGCCTGTTCGTGAAGGTGTTGGTTATCACGGGCTGATAACACTCGCAGCCGGTGTCCATGCTTTCCAGCCACTTGGACATGGTGGCGAGCATGATCTCGGCCACATCTCTTGGCAGATCTTGGCCTTCATCGACGGGGCCGTACTTGATCTGGCCATCCACAATGGCGTAAACCATTGGCGGAAAGGTGGTGTATTTGCCAGGCTGTCCCTTGCTCAAGTCGAGCACAATGCCTTCATCTGGATCGTCTCCAGCAGCCAGCATCATCATCTCGTAACGCTCATGGCTTGAGGTTTGGCCAGCCCAGAGCACCAGGTTTTTTTCGAAGGGTGGCCGGTGGGTGGTCAGGTTGTCGATCTTGATTCCGGTGGACAGGTCAGCGCCTGAAATGTCAAACCACTGCATTTCAGTCGGGTCAAAGCCGGATGCAATGACCGACTTCATGATGGAACGAACGTGCGCTGTTGTCATAGCCTCTCCGTGTGGTTTGTGATGTAGTGGTGTTTGAGCATCTCGATGGAGCCAATCACCTCGTAGACGTTGGAATGGTCACCGAGCACGCAGGACATTCGCAGGCCATCGGCCAGGAAGCCTGCAGCAAAGAATGACTGCAGTCGGCCAGATTCAGCATCGGCCAGAATGTCTTTGAGCGCAGCCACCAAAGCAGCGTTCGGCTCGTTGGTTGGCACGAAAGAGCCGCGCAATGGCGTGATGTTGCTCATGTGATCTCTCCAGTCTCTGGGTCAACGTACTCAGGCGCAGTGAAACGCACGCCATGCTGCGCACCAAAGGCCTCGATCAAGTCCTGCAGCTCGCTCATCTCTGGCTTGGTCATCTTGCTGGTGGACTTTCCGAGCACCACAAAACCTCCGTCAATTCCGGGCACGACGTCCTGCTTGGTCATCGAGGCGGTCATCACGTGCTTCCATTCCTCGGCGCTCAGCTTGCGGCCGTACCAGTCGACCTGCTTGGCCACATCAGTCAACATCGCCCACAAACGCGCATTTTGTGCGAGCGTGCGGGTTTCTGGCTTGATCTCCACCACCATGCGGTGGCCAGCCATCAGCAGGGACTTGAGCAGCGGCCAGATCTGTTGGGTCAGGACTTTGTGGGCCTGCACCGGCTCCCAGAGGGTGAATCGTTGGCGTTCGGTCATGTCAGGCACTCCCGGACTGCGATCCAGCACTCGTCGAGGCTGAGGGGTGTTTCGTCAATGCCTGGGCGACGGATTCCAAGATGCGCTCCCGGCCAGGGTTCTGTGGGTATCGGGCAATCGCTGCCAGCATCCCTGCTGCTGCTTGTTTGTTCGGCCTGGTGCTGATCACCAGCCGGGTGCAACACGACAGGCACCCAAAGTGATACTGGCCGGACAGCGGGTTCGTGGCGTGGGCTTGGCAGGCTGTGCATGTCATTCGCCCTCCTGGATTCTGAGCGCCTTGCGTGCGCACTCGATGCTGCCCAGGCTCACACGGTCGCCAGCAGCCTGTCTGGCAAGCAGCTTGCGTGCCCAGTCCTTGCCGTCGTTCATGGCCTGGAACTCGATCGGGCCGATCGGATTGGCTTCTGGCGGTGGCAGTCGCCGCGGCTGGTCGTCGGTGATGGTTTGCCGCGGCATCACCGCCCGGCAGATAGCCTCGAACTGCGGCAGGTTTGGCGGGAAGTCCGGGCACTCGTCGGCCAGGCGCTTGGCGGCCGTCTCGATCGTGTCCGGTGAATACTTGGCCAGGGCTGATTCCCAGACCAGCATCGCAGCCCGAATGCCCTTGTCCTTGCCGTTGGCGTCGCGCTCGCCTGTGGAAAACTTGGTGGTGAACAGGTTGCCGTAAGAACCGTGCAAGATCAGAAACAGCTTGCGGATCGTCGGGTTGTCGCCTTTGGCTGCGGGTTGTTGGCCAGCGTGCTGGATAGCCTGCTGTGCAAGGGTGGCGAGGTTATTCATTGTCGAACACCCCATCAAAGATCGCCCGAGCTGCTGCCGCGTGCTTGTGCTCAGTGCGGCCAGCCGTCCGGGCCTGGTTCTGCCTTCTCACCCAGTTGCGCCAGGTTGCATCCCAGTCGGTCTTGACGCCCTTCTGTCCAGGCTGGGCAATCCAGTAGTCCCTGAACTCGTCGAACACCTGCCTGGGCACAAGGTCTGGACGTTCCTGTTTGCAAAACTCAAACCAGTCTGGTGGCAGAAGGCAGTCTGCTGGCAAGCGCGTGCCGCGCTGCATCTTCTTTACTGGTTCTTGGTTTATGGTTATTGGTTCTTGGTTAGGTGGCGCTTCGTCTACGACTGGTGCACGCTTCGTGCTTTTTTCTCTACGCTTCGTTTCACGATCCAAGGCGATCTGTTTGTTCTTGTCGGCCTTGGCGTGGTAGTCCAGCAGCTCAGCCAGGATGCGCTCCTGCACGTACTGGCCATCCTCGTCGAGTCTGAAAAACCGGCTCAGCACGAACTTGACCGCCTCGATCTCGGCCTCGGTGCTGGCCCAAGTCCACTCGATGGCCTCTTCAAGCGTGGGGAACTTCTCACGGTCGTAGCACGAATCGATCAGAAGCGTGTACGCACCGTGCTGCAACATGGACAGCCGTCCGCATTTTTTGGCGTAGTCGCCTAGGTTTCTTTTGTAATAGTGCATTGCACTTCCTCGCAAACCCTCCTGAAAGAAGACTGACGGCAGGCGGGAGGTTCGCTTTTCGGGTGGGTAGCTACTCCCACCCTAGCCGGGTCTTGCATCACTCTACCTCAGACCAAAAGGCCATTCAAGGATTTTCTGAAGCC